TTTGCTTGGGCAATAGTTCTAATATTAACACGTTCTATATTAGGCAATATTAGATCATATTGTGCTGACTCTTCATCAACATAGGAACAGTAAGTATTTTTACTTCTGTGTATTTCTTTTAAAAGATCTCTGTTATTAAGGTATTTCTTTCTCATTTGGTTTCCTTAAATTATATGCTCTTATAATAACATCAATAAATACAAAGAGCAAGAGTTTAGGAGAAATAATTGGCCGTTCATAACAAAAAAGATTGGGGAAAGCCTGTAGACCACCCAGATAACTATGGTGCATACGTTACAAACTCCAAAGGTGAAGTAACATACCGTAATATGGGGTACTCACCCGGTGCCATGGGCGGATACACTGGCGATAAAACTGAACCAAAAGCAGATGCTGGTGGTAAATCCAGTGGTAATATTGCTGAGGCTATAAGCGGTTTTTTTGATAACTTTAGACAAATTAGTTTGTTCAACCAAGTTCCTCCAGGAGCAGAAACATACATTCCAAGACGTAGAGGTAATTTAAGTTCTTTTGATACATCTTCTAGTATGGAACGTAGAGTGAAACTGTCGTTGCCGGGAGGTCTTAAAAGATTCTATCAAAGTCCTAATGAGAACACAGGACTACTTGAACCTCTGAAAGCAACAAGTGGTATTGTGTTTCCTTACACACCACAAATTATTGTTAGTAACAGTGCCAACTATACTTCACGTTCTCCTATACAAACTAATTATCCTTATCAGATTTATCAAAACTCACAAGTGAGCAACATAAATCTGCTTGTACAATTTACAGCACAGACAGAAGCAGAAGCAAGATATGTTTTGGCTTGTATTATGTTTTTAAGATTAGTTACAAAAAGTTTTAGAAATGATGATGTAAACGCTGGATCTCCTCCACCTGTATGTAGACTAACAGGGCATGGACAAAATTTACTTCCAAATGTGCCAGTAGTAGTACAAGACTTTTCATTGACATTGCCTAACAATGTTGACTATATAAGTATATCCACTGGCGGAACTGGAGCGAGTAACAGAGGAACTTTTTTACAGGCTTTAGACAGAAGTCAAACATTACAAGTTGATAGAGTACCTACTACTAGTGATATATCTGTAACAATGGTACCAACTTACAGCAGAACACAACTTGCTGACTATAATGTAAATGATATAATTAACGGTGGACGACTATCTAACCCAGATGGATTTATGTAATGGCACAATATAGTAAAACAAGTCCTTATAATGCAACACCTACAAATAAACGTGCCAATGCTCTTGAAACTTTAAATTATATAAAAATACCACACGCTCAAGATGACGTTACATATTCTATAGCACCAGAGTATTCAACAAGACCAGATTTATTAGCAAATGACCTATATGGCGATGTAAACCTGTGGTGGGTTTTCATGAATAGAAACCCAGACGTACTAATTGACCCAATTTTTGATTTTACAACAGGGAAAACTATAAGGTTACCAAAACAAAGCACATTAAAAAAAGTATTAGGACTGTAACATGGCAACAGACTTTTACAGCAATAGTGTAAGAACTGAAATACTAATACCAAACTTAGAAAAAGTTGATACAGGTGATCTTAGTATAGATCAGTGGAATATACAGTTTGGCGATATACCATTATACTATGGAGAAGAAAGTGGTTACCGTGCCAATTATAGAGACAACCTAGACCAACTTAGAGACTGGCTTAAAGACAACAGAGATAAAATTGAATTCGATAAAGACTTTAATATTAAGGGAGAAGCGAAAGAAGAATTCAATACTAAATTTCCAGTAGGTAAAGTAGTACAAATTCCTGCCAATGCTAAAGGAGGAAATTTGACAAGCGACCAAATTATTTCATTTACAAATGTATCTCGCGATGCTGGCATAGTACAAACAAAATTTTATATTGCTACTATGATGGCTGGAATTTTAAAAGAAGAACGTATTCAAATAAGCGATAACGGACAAAGAGAATTCAAACCAGGTGTTACTAGAAAAGAAAAATTACAATACAATCATGTTGTAGAGATGACAGAGGCTTATAGAACTTTTTATGACATTCAGAGATCATTTATAGACAGAGGACAAGAACCACAGAATGCTAGTCAAGATTACACACTTGCTAATAGTGTACAAATTGATGTAGCAGGAGAAGGCGCTAGGAACCTTACACAAGATGAGATGCTAGGTGATGAACAGATGAGTGCCAGGTGGGACACTTACCCAGTCACACAAATACAAGAAGGTGTTTCGGCAGTAGAACAAGAAAATATAGTTGAAAGCGATGCTGACACTGAAGCAGACACAACCGAAACTTTTGTAGATGAACAGGGTAACGATACAAATGTTACTACAGAAGAAGAACCCAATATTAATAATGCACCAGAACTTTACGGCATGGTACAATCAGTTACAGAATCAGCAATACAACAAGAACAAGACGCTACTGCTACAATACAACAAGAAACAGACGTAGCACAAAATTTAAGGAATATTGAATACTTTAGAAAACCAGCAGGTCAACCTAGGCCTAATATACTTCATGCTTTTTCTAGTTACAATACCAACTTTGAATTTTTCATGATGACACCGTATGATTATAACGAAGTAGTAGAGATGCTGGCAGGTACACAATACAACACAACTGTCTATAATGATTTTGAAAACAAACCAGGAAGACGCTTGTTTGGATCAAGTGGTGTAAAAACTACAAACACAGCAGAATCAAGTAGCAATAACCCAAATTTTAATAAAGAATATCACATAGAAAGAGTTGAATTACAAAGTTATGTAAGTCCTAGCAAAGCCAACGGTGGTACAAAATTTACAAACGGAACTATGACAATATTTGAACCCTATGGTGCTACTTTATTAGAAAACATAGTCAAGGCAAGTGTAGATGGAAGTATTGAACCTCCTACACCTAACTATCTACAAATTCCGTATATGCTCAAAGTTAGTTTCAAAGGATACGATGATCAAGGCAATCCTATGAACACAAACTTTTTAACACCTCAAGGATCAGAATCAGCGTCAACTAGTTTCACACAAGATCCTGGAACAAAATATATGACTATAAAGATTAGTAACTTTTCATATGCTATTACACCCGAAGGAAGTGAATATACAATAGAATTTTATAACTTTGATGCTGACACTTTACAAAATTATTATGGTGTTTTGCCTAATGCTATACAAATTAATGAAGGAACATTAGGAAATTTCTTTGGAATAACTGAGCCATTAAAGGAAAACCAAACAATTACCGAAGTTGAAAATGCGGCAGTTGAAACAAGAACTAGAGCAGTAGGACCTGGAGGTATATACGAAGAAGAGTACCAAGTGCCTACATTCAAAACAGGATCCACGGCAAAAAGTTTACCTCAAATTCTAAACAAATGGGAAGAAGAAAAAGTATCTTCAGGTGCCCAAGAGTATGCTGATACATTTAGTTTTAGGTATGACCCAGGTGAGTTTCCTAATGAGGAGTTTTTAACCTGTCAACTAGCAAGACCAGAAAAAGTAGGTGATTATAGAGTCCCTGTCATCACAGATAAAATTAAAGCAGTAACACAAAATACAAATCAAACTTCTGGATTTAGAATAGCACCTGGTGAAGCAGGCAATGTAGGTTATCAGTTTCCGCGTGGTGCTTCCATACTAAGTGTTATACACTCAGCAATAGCCACTAGCACTTTTATGACAAATCAGGTACAGATAAACAGAACTAACATAACAAGTCAAATTGATAGAGGATTAAGGCAAGCCAAGTACGGCGCGAATGCTGATACTGTTGAAATATTTAGAGACGATTACAGTTTATCAGGAACCAAAACAGGTCTACTTCTGATGTATAAGATCACTCCAAGAATAAAAATGGGGAAATATGATTACAAAAGAAAAACGTATCAAAAAGAAATTATATGGACTATTAGTATATACAACCGCGAAGGTGAACAAGCAACTAATGTTAAAAAATCTCCTGTAGATAATGTTGTTAAAATGTATGATTATCTATACACAGGAAAAAACAAAGATGTTCTTAATTTTGATATACAGATAAACACAGGCTATTTTAGTACAAAGATTATAGGTAGTTTTCAAGATCAAATGTCTGCTAACAGAGATAACGATGGAGAAAGTAGACCTATTACACCTGGTGGACCAGGAGAGGCTGATTCTTGGACTGCTTCTAAAAATGCTGTAAAAATTGTTTCAGGCAACGATGGAACACTAGCACAAGGAAACTCAAGTGATCCTGCTACACTTATTGCTACAGATCTAATGAGTAGAATTTACGAAGGCGGCGCTGATTTACTATCTGCTGAATTAGAGATAATGGGTGATCCACAATTTATAATCCAAGACGAAGCCTTTGGTGCTGACGCTCATGGTGATCATTTTTCTCCTAACGGTAGTGTTTCTACACATAGAGATCCTATTATTCAAATAAACATTTTTACACCCTCTGATATTGCCAGTGATGGAACTATAACACCTACGTCGAAAGCAACTAGATCTGTAGGACCTGCAGGCAGGTACCAAGAAGATTATACGGTAGTAAACAAAGGCGTAAGTGTTTTCAGTGGGCGATACAGAGTGTTAACTATTCAGTCAACGTTTGATGGAAATCAATTTACACAAACTCTTAACCTTGTTAAAATAACTGATGAGGATAAAGATCATGTTATTACAAGCAGTCAAGAAGCATCTAACATTGTTTTATACAGTACATTTACTGATGAAATAGGACAAGGAGTGAGGCCTTAATGATTAAGTTTACTAGGACAGATCCAAGACTAGCAGGTGATAATTATAAACCAGGACAGTTTCCTGGAGGGCCATATCTTGCTGTAGTAAAAGCAGTAGGTGACCCGGCGAGAACAAACAGAGTTTCCGTTGCTCTTGCTAAAGATGGCAAAGAACAAAACAATCCAGAACAATGGATTGATGTTACTATCGCTGTACCTAGTTATGGTATGACTCCTTTTAGATCAGGAACAAGTAGTAGAAGTAAAGATCCATTTGATGGTGGAACATCTTATGGTGTACATATACCAGAACCAGACGTAGGCACATATTGTTTAGTAAGTTTTGCCGACGGTAGAAGAGACACAGGTTTTATAATAGCATTTGTACCTGCTCCTTATAATAATGCTACTATGTCAGGTAGAGGTGTGTCACAACCAAAAGACAGAATTGCTTTTAACCAAGAAGATAAAGACGACTGGTATAACACAGCAAATGAATTTCCTGTAATAGAAAAAAATCTAAAACAAACTACTTCATCAAATCCGCAAGATATTAATATTTTAAAATATGGCTTTGATAGATTAATGACTGGTATATTATATGCCCAAGGTTTATTATTAGACAAAGTAAGAGGTATCACAAGTACAAGTCCACATAGAGAATCGCCAAGTAAAATTGTTAGTATACAGACACCAGGTAGAAGACTGCCTGATCCACAAGACAATCCAGAATTATTAAACAAGTTCTTGAATGACAATCTTTCATTAGAAGAATCAGAGTTAGATATACTAACAAGAAAACCTGGTCATGTACTAGCAATGGATGACGGTGAAGCAGACGGCAATAACAATTTAGTAAGGCTAAGAAGTGGAGCAGGTCATCAAATTTTATTAAACGACAGTGAAGGTTTGATTTATATAATAAATGCTCAAGGTACTGCTTGGGTTGAGTTAACAAGAAGTGGTAAGATAGATATCTATGCCGCAGACAGTGTCAGCGTTCATAGTGGTGGTGACTTCAACTTAACAGCAGATAGAGATTTTAATATAAGTGCCGGTGGTGATATGAATGTTGCTATCGGTGGAGATATAAAGCAAACAAGCGGAAGAGATTATAGTATTACTTCTGCTAAAACATATAGAACAAACATAGGCGAAAGCATTACAAATAGAGCAGGAACTTTCAATGCCAATTATGCTGGAACAAATCAAACAATGGTTGCTCAAGGTACAACAAATATTTTAAGTAAAGGTGTTATGAGTTTACACGGCACAGCAGACATAGGTATCGAAGCAGATGGTGGAAATATTTTAACCAAAGCAACACAGATACATTTAAATTCACCAAGTAATGAACCAGCCGTTCATAGTGCTGACATACCTTTGACAGCCGAGGACGCCAGTATCACTGCTAGAGTACCACAACACGAACCTTGGGATCAGCATGAAAACTTAGATCCTTTATCATTTACTACATTAAGCACAAACGCTGGTACTGAACAACAAAGTGTATACTATGACGCTAACGGTAATTTACAATATAAAAATCCAACAGGAGCACAATAATGGCAGTGGTAATTCCAAATACAAAAGACCAAGATACTTTTCCAGAGCATTTTATTCCTGTTGCAAATCCGCCACAGAGACCAATTAGTGCTAGTGAGCGAACATGGATTGATAACAGTCCACAATTCTATTCTAATAATAATACAGGCGAGTCTGAAAATATTGGTTTCAGTGGAGATGTACCCGAATACACACACTTGGCACCTACAGTAAAAAGCACAGACACAGAAGTACAGGAAATTTCACCTGAACTACAAAACATTGATCCAGCAACACTTGATACCGCCTGGGGGAAATTAGAATCTGTGTTGACACAAGAGTTAGCGAAAGCAAGTTCAGGACATTGGAAAGAATTAAGAAGTAATTACAATCCTGATTCTATAGGACTATGTCAATCACTTTGTGGAATGTCAGCAGGCATTCCTTGGTGTGCTTGTTTTGTAAGTTGGGTACTAGTAAAAGCAGGTATCAACGGATTAAAGACAGCATCAAGTCAAAAATATAGAAACTATGGATTTGAAATAGGAACAACATCTTGGGCCAACGTAAGAAAGAATGACATCGTTGTTGTATCATACGGAGGCGGAAGAGGACACGTTGGTTTTTACAGAGGGTTCGATCCTCAGACTAGACGTGTAAATATTCTAGGAGGCAACCAAGGTGACAATTTAAACATTAAAAGTTTTGGCACCAGCAGGATCACTTCTATAAAAAGAAACTGGCGTGTACCAACAGAATTTGATACACCGCTTTATGTACCTAGAGCGCCACGTGGTGGTTCCTTTGAGGACACAAGATAAGGAAATAGAAAAATGGAAATGTTTGTACTAGTATTAAGTATGTGGGGTAAAACAGCAATAGGAGAATGGCAGTATATTGGTAACCAATATGTTTTCAATACACCTATGCCTAAATTCCAATGCTTAGAATTAACAGACCCTTATATGTGGTCCCATAATATAAGCAATGAATATTATCGTGTACAATTTGATTGTGTGCCAGTAAAAAGTGAGTTAAAATAATGCCACTAATAGCAAGAACAAAAGGATCAGGAGATGTTGTGAATACTGTCCATGCTGTATGTATAGCACCTGGAACTATTGCTACCGAAACAGGTAGTGAAAATGTTTTTGTTGTGGATCATGGTATACATCGACTAGATGATTTAAACGAGCCACACACACATTGTCCTCCAGTCTATAGTACAAAACTTATAACTGGTAGTGATAATGTTTTTGCTAACGATAAAAAAGTTGGCAGGGTTAATGATGTCTATGAGTGTGATGCTAAAGTTGAATCTGTAACACAAACTACAGTGTTTGCTAATGAGTAATTTCTTCTCTATTTGTACTAGCCATCCAAGCGGCAGAGTGTAAACCTCCACCACACATTTCTTGGCATTCGTAAGTACATAATTTATGAGTAGGATCTTTCCAAGTCAAAGGAAGTATGCTCTGGATGTATTCATGATTGAATATTTCTTCTGCTGTGTGATTTTCTAAACTGTTCCAACCAACTCCATATTCTTTTTCTAATTTATTCATATGAGTCATGTCTTCCTGTTTTGTTGCGGCAATATGGTTACAAGGCCATAACAGCATTTCAGCATCAATATACATCATTCGCTGTTCCTTAAAGTCACAAGTAATAGTGTTTATATCTGCTTGTTCTAAAATTTTCTTGTAAATTTCAGCGCCTTCTTGTGTAATATTCAAGTCTACTTTTGTTTCTGACTCTTCCTCTATCACACCCTTTCGAGCCTTTCTAGCATCAGTTTCAACTTCATAATCAGGTAAAATTTCTTTAGGTGTATCTACTAACTGTTCTAATATTTCTTTGTCTTCTTCCATTATTTTTTCAGCAACTTGTATAACTTCGTTTTCTTTTTCTAAACGATCTTTTTCTCTTTTGTTTTTCTTTTCAAGTTCTTTAAAGTTATATTCAAAGTTTCTAGTTGAAACGTGTTTATCAAATTCCCAAAAACCCATATCTTTTGCTAATTGTTTTGCTTCGTCTACTTGATGTTCATTATGCTTAAACACAATAAACTTCCAACGTGCTTTACCACCTGCTTCAATAAATGCCTTAGCATTTGCCATTACTTTTTCGTGTTTAATTCCTATGCGATACAACTTATTTGTATCTTCTAATCCGTCTATGCTAAACGTCATTACCTTTTCTACGCCCTGTTTTTGCTCTGCTTCTCCCATTGCTTTACCTATATTGCTCCATACATCTGGTTTCCACATACTTCCGTTAGTTTCAACGTCAATAATGTACTTTCGCTTTGATGATCCCACAAGAATAGGCTCCCAATCAGGTGTCATAGCAGGGTCTCCATGACATCCACAGAACACTAAACTAGGATTATGATGCATATTATCTAGTATTGGGTCCATATCTGTAAGAAACTTTTCCCATTGAGGCCATAAGATATGCCTTTGCCTTAGCGTCGGACGTACAATACTAGTACCCATGAAGTGTCTCGGGCATAAAGGACAAGCAACATTACAATAAGTTGACGTTTCCACTTGGAAACTGTTTATTCTGTTAAAATTAAACACGGGAATTATATACTCATATTATTTTCTACATAAATATTTATATGACAACATTCAGAGGATTTTCTACATCTGGCAATGAGTTTGCTAACGTAACATATACCGACTTTGAGCTGGTAAAACGTGACCTTATGAATAACTTAAATGTAAGAAAAGGTGAAAGAGTAATGAGACCAGACTTTGGATGTGTAATATGGGATATGCTGTTTGAACCATTCACAGATGATGCCCATGCTACAATAGTTGATAATATAGTGGAAATAGGAGAAGCAGATCCTAGACTAGAAGTTTTAGAAGTAGTACCTAGTTCATACGAACAAGGTATTCAGGTTGCTATGACACTAAGATACATTCCAGCAGATATAACAGAGCAATTACTTTATGATTTTAATCAGGAAGCACACTCAGTTTTAAGCGGAAGTATCAGTAACAATAACCAACAAACTGCTTCCGCGGGTACAGGATATTAATAATGGCTACAACAACAAGACAAACAAACTTATTTGTAAGTGAAAATTGGCAAAAAGTTTATCAAACTTTTAAAGACGCTGACTTTCAAAGTTATGACTTTGAAACACTAAGAACAACAATGATCACTTATCTTCGTAGAAACTTTCCAGAAGACTTTAATGATTTTGTAGAAAGTTCAGAATACGTTGCTCTTGTTGATCTAATTGCTTTCTTTGGTCAAAGTTTAGCGTATAGACAAGATTTAAATGCTAGGGAAAACTTTTTAGAAACTGCTCAAAGAAGAGATAGTATTTTAAGACTGGCAAATATGTTAGGTTATAAACCTAAGAGAAATACAACTGCCCAAGGTATGTTGAAAATAACTTCTATGTCAACTTCAGAAAATGTTTTTGATAGTACAAATAATAATTTAAGTGAACGAACAGTATATTGGAATGATCCTGTAAATCCTGATTATGAAGAACAGTTCAACACAATTTTAAATGCGGCATTGGCTAATAGTCAAAAAATAGGAAAGCCAGGATTAGAAAAAACAATTGGTACAGTAAAAACACAACAATACGAACTTACACTATTACCAGGTACACAACCATACTTGCCATTCCAAGCAAGTGTTAACAGTGGTACGTTTGCTTTTGAATTAGTAAACGCTACAATGAGCGGACAAGATTATATTTACGAAAAAGCACCTACACCAGGCAATAGTTTTACAATGTTTTATAGAACTGATGGTAAAGGCAATGCTAGTGCCAACACAGGATTTTTTACATATTTTAAACAGGGTGAACTTGGCGAGTTAGACTTTATTCTAGATTCTGGTTTACCTAACATCACATATGACGTTAACGTTGACAATATTAATAACACTGATGTTTGGTTGTTTTCACTAAATGAAGATGGAACTATCGCAGAAGAGTGGACACAGGTTCCTGCTGTAAACGGAACTAATGTTATCTATAACAGTTTGAATCAAACAAACAGAAAACTTTATGCTGTAGACAGCAAAGTAAATGACCAGATACGTTTAGTATTTGCTGACGGTGTATTTGCTGATATTCCAAAAGGTAGATTTAAACTATATTACAGACAAAGTGCTGGGTCAACGTATTCAATAAAAAGCGGTGACTTACAAAATATAGAATTAAGTTTTAACTATGTAAGCAGAACAAATCAACAGGAAACTCTTACAGTTGGTTTAAGTTTACAACAAGGCGTGAACACTGCTAGTTCAAGAGAAACACTAGCAAGAGTAAAACAATTAGCGCCACAAAATTACTATACTCAAAATAGAATGATAAATGGGGAAGATTACAACATCTATCCTTTAACAAAATTTACAAGCATTATTAAATCAAAAGCAATAAACAGAACGTCAAGTGGTATTAGTAGATTTTTAGATGTAAAAGATTCTACAGGCAAATATAGTTCTACAAATATTTTCAGCGATGACGGAGTAATTTACAGACAAGAAT